AGTGGTGATTCGTGATCGATATGCCCTAAACTTAACAAGCCACCGTTCAAGAACTGAGAAGCCTGAGCAACATCAGAGCAAGCTCCTGATAGCGACCAATTTACCCCTGTTACCGTGACCGGATTTCCATCTACCCCATCAACAGTGAGAGTGAATGTATTTCCTCGTCTAGCAAGGTTTCCGCTATGTTGTTTACGGTCGTTTACAATAATGTTTGATACATCACTAAATGCCACCGTATCCCCGTTAATTCTAGCTGTCAGTATGCCCTCTGAACCCTTAAGCATTACGCGGCTCAACCCGTCATCTGATTCAAATATTCGCTGAAAGTTAGTGCCCTCAAGCACAAAACTAAATGGATAATCAAAATCACCGATGGGGCTTGATGCAGGAATAACAAGGTAATCGTCAACAGCGTCAAGCGATGTAATATACCGATTCTTATTTTTAGCCTTATAAGCAGCAATCGCCGCTATGACTTGTTCAATCTGATAGCGTTTAAGCAGGTAATTAGAGAGTTTAAAAAGCTTATTAAACTTAACTTGGGAGAGACTTACACCACTGGCCGTAGTCGAATCAAACCACAAACCCGCAGTTGGAACATTTACCTCTATTACGTTTTTGCCGCTTGGAATGGCATATGCGTTATTTGCTGTATTTTCTGCGTTCTTTGTAAAAACACTTAAATTGGGGGCGCTTGCCGTATAGGAAACAGACCAATCACCGGGTTCAACGGTGTCATAACTTGGAAGCTCTCCCATCCCTCCCCAGGCATTAGAATTTTTAGTAAATACTTTCCCTTCTTGGCTCCAAGTTACGTTTAAGTTTGACGGGCCAAAATAATTTTTGAGTCCCAGCCAATGCCCATCGCCACGCTGAACCATCTCTTCAAAATCATCAGCGAGATTAGCAGACGCGCCTTGCAGCATTAGAGCGTTGGGTACTTCGCGTATTTCTATCTCAGCCGTACCAATAAACCTATTTTCCCCCGCATTAGTTTGGGGGCTTAAGTAAGTACCTGGTGTAAGGATTACATCTAAACTATCTCCCCCATACACCCAATCAGAGTTGACTAATTGCCCATTAAGCCTAATGCGGCCAGTGCTTCCCTTTGTTGTTTTAATTCTAGCCCAAACAATCTTTCCGCTTATGTCCCCTAGAGATGAGTCTTTAGATGACCAATCAGCCTCGGTGCCATCCCAAGTTGATACTTGGTTTTCAGTCACTATGTTGCGCTTAAACTCAAAACCCTCTGGCAAAATATAATCTGAAATAGCTTTCGTAAAATCATATTCAAAGGACTGAGACTGGTCTTCATACGAAATATAGAATGGCTGAACTTTTGCATTGTCTGAATTACCGCTGTAGTGCGCGAATAATGTAGCAAGCTTAAGCCCTGTAAAATCACCCGTTATCACGACTTCACAAAGCTCACCATACTGCACTACGTTATCGACTTCGTTAACTGTAGCCGTTAAACCTGCGGGCAAATTAAAAGCGATGCCGTTTGAGTTTATATAAAAACGGTCGTTTGCATCATCACCATCAGCGAGTTTAAAACTAGCACCAATATCGCTAACTTTTAACGTTTGTTTAAACGTACCTGCACCATCACCCACAACCGTTTTAGCAAACTTATAATACTGATTTGTGCCGTTCAGGTTTGAGATGTAGCGGGTATCTTCACTTTGCTGGATCTTCCGCCCTTTAATCCAGTTGGATGTATCAGCGAGTAACTTCATTATTCAGAAACCGGGATTTCAGCAAGAGGAGACTGTGAGAAACCATATAGATCACCCGTTAAACCATCACGGCGAAGCGCTTCACCTGGCGTAAGCGGATGCGGCTTGATTGAACCCATAGCAGGAGCGGAATCAGCAAACACAACATAAATATTATTATCATCTGTATTGTGAGTTAAAAACGCATCCTCATCAGTAATAAGACGGTATTCATTTGGGACTAAATCAACGTTGCGAGTAGTCATACTGGCTCTCTCTTTTCTGAAATGAGGTTATGTAAAGTTGCGGAGCTTCTGTCTGCGGGAACCGGCTTGAGCGCCTTGTGCGGATTGCTGCTTTGCGTCATGGACGTAACTATCTAATTCGGCCTTCTTTACTGCGGCCATGTTGAGATCGGTCCATTCTTTCTTAGGTTTTTTGTAAAGTTCGTATAAAGCACCCGCTTCCAATGCTTGATCCCAGTAATTCAAAATATCTGGAAGCGTTGTAGCAGATGGAGATGGCCGACAAGAAACAGTGATCGTTAGGTCCAAATCAATTGAGGGGGCAGCGTTAATAGCAAGCTGACCATACTCTGGCTGTGAATACTGATTACTATTTAGCTCCTCAATCACCTGAATACTAAGTGCCATTAGCTGATCGCTAGGATTGGGGATAGAAACTAAATCACTACCCGCTGGGGCCGTTACCGAAACCGATTCTTTAACAACAGCAGTCTGCGAACAGAAGTATCGAGCTGCTCTGAATATCTCTTTACGGATAAGGGCTTTAGGAATATTGCCGATTTCCGATTGAATATTTAATACCATGCTTTCAATTGACATTATTTAGCCTCCGCATTGGGGCTGGTTGCCATTTCTAGCTTAAAGCCAGTATCAGCTTGCATATTAAACGCATTGAGGTGTAACGCCGCTCTATTAGCGTATGAGGCATGATCAGCATCTTTTGAGAACGCTCTAAAGAGAATGTAATCAATCAGCATTGGAGCCATTGAGTCTTTTACAGAGATGGGATCATCTTCAGATACCGCTAGGATCTTGCTGTGACTGCTCGGAACCTTAATCAAATACGCATAAACCTCTGCAGTATTAAGCGCAGGAGGCGACACAAAGAACTCGTTAGGCACCATTTCATCAAAAATATAATGTTCTATATCTTCTGTTTCGGGCTCTGAATGCCACGTTGGTAACACGGCATCAAGCTCTTTACGCGAGATAAGATCAATAACCCCCATACTGCCAGCGGTATTATGAGAGATCTCAATTAGCCGCTCAGCATCATCAGGGATTGTTTGCTTAGTGCCAGCAACCAAAGTCAGCGCTTCGCTTACAGTACACTCGCTAGGCTTAACCCGCGTCAAAACCGCATAGCACTCATTGAGCCATTGAATAAGCTCAACATTAGACCAGCGCACTTCGTCATCATCACTAAGGATTCTGCGAGCACCGGAAACGATATCACCGACTGTAGTTGCCATTACTTAATCGACCTCTACAAAACCGCTACGTTTAGCAAGAACTGGAGTCCACGTTAGAATGCGCCCCGTTTTTCTATGCTTAAGCGTCCGGACTTTCGGCTTTTCTGGCTCTGGAGCTGGAGTTTCTTGCTCATCATCAGAAGCAGCTACCGTTGGCGCAACCGTTTCTTGTGGTTCGCCGTATTTAGCATGCGCAAGCTGAATCAAATCGTCACGTAAGTCATCTTTACGAGTCTTAAGCTTGCTAATATCTTTCTGGAATTCGTCAAGCGCTATTTCGTCAAGCGCCTTACGGTCAGCGCCTTCAAGCGCCTCAAGAAGTAACACTAATGTTTCGTTCATCACAAAACCTCATTTACTGAGAGAAATAAAAAAGGCCACCAAGCGGTAGCCTTTTTTCTTAATACACCTAAGCGTTAGCCTTTAGCGCAGTAACCGTGACCAATTGCGTTTGGATCAATTACTTTAGAGCCATACACGTTAAGACCACGAACCAACTTACCGAAATCATTTGGATTAGGCAGCGTATCCATCTCAGTCATCTGCGAAGCAAACGTCAGTGCTTTCTTGTGTCCGAATACTACGTTAGCCACTTTCGCAGCCCCATCAGTCACATGAGACATGTTGTTAGATGAATAGATTGTGTACTGATCGATCATCCCGATTCGACCATTACGCATCAGTGACGTGCCATCACCTGACATAGACGCATCTTTAAGATCAGACTTCTTGATCAAATTACACATCCAAACAGGCAATACGATCCAACGATTTTCTTCTGGAGCGTCCTGCTCATAAAGAACAGAGCTAGTATCAACAATGAAATCGATAACATTGTCCTTAGTAATAAGAACAGGCGCACCAGTTTCACCCATGTTGTAGCTTTCCGAGATTTTACCTGCAGTCGCGCCAGCGTTTTCAGCCGCTACATCTGCATAGATATAACCAAGGATACTTCGGTCAACCGCAATCGACATTTGCTTACCAGCATCTTTCGACCAGTCATCCATCAGCTTGATATCAGACTGATAAGCATCAACATCATTACACTTAAAACCAAAATACTTAGCTTGGTCTACTTCAAGCGACACCTTCTCGGAAGTTGGTGTTTCATAATTAAGATCCATACCAACTTCGTAATCATTAATAGTGATTGACGGAGTAGTACGAATGTTTACTTTATCGCCTTTTTCTTTAATTTCACCTTCGTAATCGGTGTTAGCGATTTCACCGAAACAAGTAGAAGCGTAAAGCTTCTCTACCATTTTGCCCGACCAGATTTCTGGGATAAAACCGGACGTGCTTGAAGAGGATACGTCTGGGTATCCTGCTGCGCGAGTTGGTCCTGACATGCTGAGTCACCTCATGAGTTTTTAGGACGCTAAAAATTAGAAGGGTTAACGAACCCTTCCGCTGTTTTGGGCGGCGAAGATTTCAGCTTCGGTCGCCTTCTTTTGCTCCGGCGTATACTTACCTTGAGCCGCATCCCTGTAGAATTCTGAGATCTCCGCTTTCATCCAAATGCGAGTGTTGCCGTTTTGCTCAACGGATTCGCGTTCGTTTGATTGGTGAGGCTGCAGGAGTTCGTTAGGATCGCGTTGCTCTGTTTGAGTAACCGTCTGCTTGAATGCGTTAAAGACGGCTGCAACACCTTGGGCATTGAGCCGGTCTTGATGGTTCTGGAGGATAGACTGACGCTGCAAGCCTGTTGTCTGGTCTACACCGTCAAGCCAAGTTAAGAAGTCAGGATTTGAATTAACCGCTGCGAGATCAGGAACTAAGCGCTGAGCGCTAGCCCAAAATACCGCAACTTTATCGTCCTGCTGATCTTCCTTGATCTGCTTCAGCTCTCCTTGAGTTTCGGACAATTGCTGATTCAAATTTTCTACTTGCTCGCTCGACTGGTTGGCCTGTGCGCCAGCAATACGTTGAACAACATCGATTAATTCAGGGCCAAACTCATCAATCTCATCCTGAGAAAGACCGCCCAAAGCAGTAACAACATCTTGCGGTGTTGCTTGCTGTGGATCTTGCGTCTGTTGAGCTTGAGCTTCAGATACAGCTTTCTCCAGTTCAGATACCTGCTTTCGCAGCGCTGGGACTTCCGCGTTGTATTTACCCTGGAGAACCTGAAAGCGGTTTTTCCAGTAAAGGTAATCTTCATCCTGTGAAGGGGGAGCGGGTTGCGGTGCGGGTTCTGCTGGAGCTTGCTCTTGCGCTGCCGGTGCGGGTTCAGCGTTCTGAGCGCTTGGCGGCGTTTCTTCCTGAATAACATCTGGTTCGTTGTGAGCATCTTGCGATGGATTCACTAATTGCTGTTGAAGCTTGTCAGCTAGTTCAGCTTGTTCGCTTACGCTTTTAGGTGCAGTCATGTCTAACCTCATAATGTGAGCCGCATTCGTGCGGGATTCACGGTTTAAGTTCTTGGGATTCAACTGATCGGGTCGAGCCAAAAACCACACAAAAAAGCCCTCACAATGGAGGGCTCTTTAATTTGGTTTCTTTATCGGCTTTTGCGGATGACTTCGGGGGCTGTGTCTATTCGCTCCAATAGATCTTTCAGCTGCCTGCAGCCTCCTTGAGTTAGGCGAAACTCTTCACCATCTGGAGAGTCAATAAGCTCCTGCTTCAATTCCTCTAGACTCTCCACTAGGTATTCGCGGAATGTTTGTAAGTCCTGTGACTGGCTTATGCGCGCCATTACCGCTAACTGCTGGTCGGATGGTTTTTTCATGGGGAACCTGACTGTCTGCGAGCTGTTTAATGAGTAGCTTTATTTCAGCAATGAGCTTTTCATTCTCAAGAGGCTGAGAATGAGCCTCTGCCAGAACCTTTTGCGTCTTAGCGTTCCGCTCATCAATCTGGGATTTTTTATCAGCCTGCTCTAACTGCTGAATAATTTGCTTGAGCTGTGCAGTTTCAGAGCTTGCCTTGCCTGCCTGCTCTGCCATCTCTTCAAGATCATCCAAATCATTGATATCAAGCTGCTTGGCAACTGTTGCAAGAATGCGAGCCCTGTTTTTAGTGCCAACAATTTGCGCATCCATAGGGTTAGCAGTGGCTTGTAAGAAATCGTTTCTCATCATCTGAGCACGCTCTCGCATCAACATTGCATTTGAGCCCTGCGGGATAACCTTACAATCCCCTTTAATACTCGTATCAGGGTTGTAGAGCATGTTGTACATCCAGAAACCTTCGATAACTCGGCGTATTGCGCCCTTATCGATATGCCCTATCGCTGCTTTGATGCCTTTGTTTGCTGACTCCATGAGCATCGACAAACCGCCCATCGTTGCGCCTGCGCCACCAATCTTCTCTGATCCGTACATATAGCGAGGGATATTCGTTACATCGTCCGCTTTTAATTCAAACTTCTCATACACGCCCATCAATTCCGCTGCGTGTAGGTCTGGCTGATAAAATCGAATAGCCGCATCGTTGCCAGTAACCTTTGAGGATTTAGTTTGAAAGGTTTTCCACGGATAAACCTCAGTATTTTCGCCCGGCGCCAATCGATCATAATTAATCTCAACCATTGGGCCGGAACCCATTGCAAGGTTGTTGATCAATGCGCGAGCTGTTGCGTTGCAGGTATCTTGGATGTCAGCCATAAGCTCTGGAGGAGACTGGCCCCAGAACGATCCCGGCACCATCTGAAATGATGAAACACCATAAGGACGGCGCTCTAAAGGATCATTATGAAGCGTCAAGCGGACAACATGGCGGCCAACTAAAATAGCTTCGACCTGATATTCCTCTAATGGATCGATCTGCTCAGGTGGTACGCCCCACTCAAGAAGGGTAAGGCCTAGCGCGCTTCCGTAATAAATTAAGCCGTCTATTGTTGAATCACTGGAAAGCCAGTCTTCATGGCGGCCTTCAATCTGCGCTCTTTCTGCATCAGACCACAACCAATCACGCAAACCACCTCGACCATATTCCTCAAGTACCGCATCGATAGCTTCATTGCTATAACCGGGAACGTCACGCATGGCCGTTAAATCAGATCGCTTGAATCGCGCTCGCTCAAACAGCGCTGCCGCATCATCTGGATTGGTAGCATCTTGGCTGGGATAAAAATCTAGAGGGGATATACGCTGAACATGCGGGATAATTTCATAGGTTTTAACCGCCTGCCAGCCTTCAGCCCATGATAAAACCGCTTTCTTTTTCAGTACCGGAGCCTTAATTACAGCACCCGGGAACGTCACAAAATCATCAATGAACTGTTCTATCGCATCAAACCAGCCGCCTTCCGCAAGCTGATCTTCAATAACTAACTCCATTTTTGCAGAGGCTTCTTTCGCTGCCGTGTTTGCTCGAGTACGCAAATCATCGACCGCATCTTTTAACACGGTGCGAATATCGACTTGCTGCCCTTGTCCTGCTTGAGCGGCTTGCGCTGCGGCTGCTTGAATCTCTTGAACAAGCGCTTGCTGAACTTCCAGCGGTATTTCACTCACTGGCGTTGGCGTTAAACCCCAAGGCTTTTCATTACTAGGGATCAGTACGTCACGAATCCATGAGAAAGCAGCACGACATTTCGTTGCAGTAAGCTGCATGTAAATCTCAGAACCGCCTTGTTCTCTAATTTCTGCAAGCTTGCTTTGATCATACTCACCCTTTCTTCGTCGAAGACAGTCAAGCATTCTTCGCTCAACGGACTCTTTAGCGCGCTTAGCACTCTCCCAGTCTCTGCGAATTTGCCCCGCAATAGTCTGCTCATACATGCGCTGTTGCTGCATCTGACGCTCAGCAAGACGTACAGCTTCTTCCTCTGCTTCGATATCAGCATTGGATTTAAAGCTAACAAGACCGTTTTGCATTTATGTATGACCTCCCCAGCCTCGTCCTGAGCTGGCTCTTTTTTGCGGAATGGGTGCGCCTGCAGCGCTAGATAATTCAAATAGTTCAGATCTTGCGAGCGTTTCAAACGCTTTAGCCCCATGCGAGGCCCAATCATGTCGAGGCATGTTCTTGTATGTTCCTAGCCTTACATCCCACTCTTTGCGGTAGTTATCAAGGCAATCAATACCTCTCGAGGCTTTCTCTTCATCGAACCAACACTGAGGAAGGAACTGACGTACAGCGTTCACGCCTTCCATCTGGTTGCTTACTCGAGGAACGATCTCAAATTTGATGCCATATTTAGCAAAGTCTTCTTGTCGGGTTTTACCATCAGCGCCTAGCTCTCGAACCGATAAATCATGCGGTCCAAAGTGGTAGCTATAGCTGTAACCCTTCTTATTTAATTCAGCGGCGTAATATTGAATGCCCTCACCTGAGTCTTCCAAGTAATCAATTACGTGGATCTCACGGCCAATAATCTGAACAAACCAGATAGACATTGCATCGTTCATGCCCAAATCCCATGCGGTAATCACTGGGTATTGCGGGTTGTAATGAACTTTTTTGGTGATGCGCTTATTTTTGCGAAGGAACATCATCTGCTTGATGAAGTAAGCACCTTCAGCGCTTTGCTCAAATGCTTCCTCTGGCCGTGAAGGGTATTCACGCTTCATGTCATCCATGAGCGTTTCGGCTTTCTTCGCGTACCAGTTCTTTTGTAGCTGGGTTAACGCAATGCCGTGATTTACTTTTAGTTCTTCAAAGTAATCAGCTAAATGCTGAGGGATAACAACGTCATCACCTTCTAACGAATAGCTTGGATCTCGCCACCAGGGGAAGAAATGAAACTGAAAATCTAGAACGGTTGGCTTTTTGCCAGCAAGTAAGAGCTTTTGAGCATTGTCGCAATAGGAGTAGAAGTAACCCTCTCGCCCCTCTGCCGTGCTTTCTATTGTCAGTCTGCCATCGATGCCGACAGCCTCAAACGCACCTGTGACGATCTCTTGCGCTCGATCAGGATACATTCGGCATATCTTGCCAAACTCTGATACATGCAAATGCTGAAGCGTATCGCCTCGATAACCGGTACTAACATGAATGCTTGAACCGTTATCGAACACATAACCGTTGTCGCGATCATTAACCGGCTTAGGAAACTTCAGCCCGATGTTTTTAAATATCTGTAACCAAGCATTGCCTATGTGCGTATAAGCAAATTTAACCTTGGACCTGAAGATGCTTTTTGCAGCTTTCTCGTTATGAGCAATACAACCTGCGCTGTAATTGTCAGTGAATAAGCAGCTATCAAGGCAGAAGATCATTACAAAGGTTGTAAAGCCTAACTGCCTAGCTTTTAGAATAATGTCGCGTAAATGTCCGCTTCTATAAAGCTCTCGTTGCGCCTCATTTGGCTTGAACCGAACAACCTTACCGTTCTTGTCTTTGATCTTATAAAGCGCATTCAGCCTGAACCAGCGAAGAGACAGCGCACGAATAATGTCTTTAGGATCTGATAATTCGCCGCTTTCGTGCAATCGCAGGAACTTCTCTGCCAATGCCATCTCTACGGCTGGCGTCACTCTTCAGCTACTTCTTTCATTAGCTCTGCAAGTGACTTGCCTACCTCTAACTCTACCTTGTCGCTATATGCTTGAACCGAAGTATGCTTGCCTAGCAACTCTAGGTTTCTAAGCTTGTCAGGCCATTTAATCTTTTTAAGCACCCCGGCGATTTCTCGATCATCGCCCCGCCCTTCATACAATTCAGCCAACTCAAATGAGCCAATAAACTGCCTAAACACCTTCGGCCATTCATGAATAGATTTAAAAGACAGGTCATCATTCAGAATATCTATAAAATCCATTTGGTCGATTTCATAGTGACGATTTAGAACATAGTCAGCATCGATCTTTGTGCGCTCTGAACGCTGCGCTTTAAGTTCTTCAATCCGTGCTTTTACTTCTGGTAGCGCGTAAATCTGCCCAGCTGCTCGATCTGCATGTTTCGCTGTACCGCCTGCAGCTTTGTATGCTGCTGTTGCATTGAAATCATGCACAAGCATCTGCTCGCAGAAGCCGGTTCTTATTGGTGTCCAGTTGAATTCTTTGTTGCTCATGGTAGCGGCCTCTCTCAGGCGGCTAGGGGAATCTAGCTAGGTTTTATTCTGTAGCTGAATAGCTTTCTGCTTACTTCCGTGGCTAGATCCGAAGAAGAAGCCAACCACTGATTGACGCTCTTGCCATAGATATGTGATTGAAGCACCAATAACGTTGCCTGCTGCAATGGCGATTGCTGGATTTGTTACCCAAAGCACCACGCAAATATTGGTTAGGATCAGCAATAAGATAAGCTTCGGATTTTTTGTGATGATTTCGTCAGCAATTTTATCTGCCATAGCATGATCAGTATTCTGATACATATCGCGCGCCGACTTCATATCCTCATAAACAGCTAGCTTTAGCTCATGCTCGTTATCGATGATCGATTTCTTGAGCTCTGCAGCCATCAGCTGATTTTCTTTAAGTTCAGCTATAGCGCCTTCAATAGATCCGGCACCTGTAACTGTTTTAGCCATATCAACGACTTTAGATGCAACCTCAGCACCGGGCTCACCACCTACCAGCTCACCAAACCATTCATCAATACCTAAAGCATCTGCAATTGATATAGCGCCTGTTATTAAAGCAATAGGACCCATTACTTATCACCCCTTAGAATCAGATCAGTGAGCTTATCTAGCTTAGTGTTGATACTGTCCAAGCTTCGATTAATACGGCTCTCTTGGCGCTCAATAGCTGTTTCGTTGTGCTTGATAGCTAGAGCGTTTTGAGCAATTCGCGTGTCCTGCCCTGCTATGAACCAAAATCCAGCAATCAGCATTGCTACAGTGGTTAATAGATGGCTTATTGAAACGTTCCTATCCACATGCCATCCCTGCGAGCCGCGTCTTTCTGGGCCTTGATACGATTCGGCTTGTCCTTGGTTATCACTCACAGCAAATCACCCTCTTCCAAGAGCGTGTATGTAAAGCGCTTGCCGTAATAATTCTGAGCAATCTCACATAATTGAATTAACAGCATGTGCTCTTGGTGGTCTTTGAGAACCTGACAACCAGCGGACCATTTACCAATATCATCACTCTTTAAGCCTGGAGCTCGAGGATGGATATTAATTCCATGCCAGCCATTATCGACCATGCCATTAATATCAACTTCTTCGTCATAGTCATTGTCGCGATAAACAGGCAATGATTTTGATTGCTTAAGAGCTGGGTATTTATCTTTATGCAGGCCAATCATGTAAGCGCCACGATATTGACCGGGCACTAGAATGGCGGTCCCTAGCTTATTCATTGGGTTTAAGCGCCAGTACAAGCCAGGATCAGTTGTGCAATCCAACGTTAGCAACACCCATTGACCATTCTGCTTAAACGCTACACAAAGGAAGTCGTTAAACGTATTTGCTTTGGTGTCAGCGGTGCGTATACCGATAATGTTCAGGTTGTAGTCGCCACTCTCAAAGAACTGGTAACCCTTCCGCTCGCACGCTTTACGCAAAACGCTAATAGTAATGTCTTGTTTATCAAACATTGGATAGCCCTAAATAGGTTCCGGCTCTGGGAGCTTCACAGCTAGCCTAACCGGATTCCGAGTTTGCGAGCTTCACAGCTGGCTAGTCAGAAAAATGATTATTCGGGAGCACACACCTCAACTGGACAGTTGCGTGATCAGGAGATCGGGACGGGTTGGTATGTGCTTTCGGATAACAGAAACGAAAAAGCCCCGCGAATGCGAGGCCCTAAAACGAAAAAACCGCCAATGCTTGAGGGCAGTGACGGTATGATGGGGATAGGTTATGAAAACAGGCCAAGCTTGTCAATAAACGTCTGTATTGTTTTTTATCTAAACAAGAAGATCTGCTTCCATGATATGTCAATTCTCACAAGATCTCGCTGAATCTGCATAAACTCTTCACCGAAATCATCATAAGGCGATTCATGCTTAGCCAGCTCCATTACGTCTTTTAAAGCCTTTGAGTATCCATCGACTGCTCGGTTCTGCTTGAATAGAGCCATTTTGAAGCGAGCTGATTTTATTTCATGTATGGCAAATTTTAGCTTCTCATCACCTTTAGGTATTACCCCAAAGCCCATATAAACATAAAGATGCGCCCAAGCTCTTGCAGCCTCATCTCTTGCGTGCCTGAACTCTTGATAGCGAGTTACAATTAGGGAGGCGTACGCACCGGTAATCACCGCAATCAAAACGCCTTTCAGATCGCTAAATAAATATAAAGGCAACTCCACGCTAAAGATTGCATCATAGATTTCTTCGCCTGTTGCACCCATTCCCATAAGCACACCAAACAAGATCAATCCCAAATAAACTAAAGCGTGAAGCATGATATCCCTACCTATAATCCATTGTCGTGGTCATATATCGCCCCGCAGACTGCAGAATCATGCAATCGTTAGGATCTGAGCCCATACTATCAACAAAGCGCCTTACCTGCTCCTCCGTTTCGCCTGTTACGGTTTCGCGCTTACCCCAACCAACCGCAAGCGTTACACCCATTAAAACCATTTCCTCTCTCAGCATTCGCGCAAAATACGAATAATCCTTATCATTAATCGCTGAATTAATCGCACCATCTAGCACAGCGTCAGCAATCTGATTCATTCGCTTCTTATTCATTTCGTTAAGCATGCTGAAAGCTATCAAAGCATCCAGTTTGGTTAGTTTAAATGGCTTAACTTCAATGTTCTGCTCTAAATGCTCAGTCTCATGAGCAAAAATATCATCAACTATGTCGTCAAATGTGCGCTTCTCAGTCATTACTTATCACCTTTTGAAATACTCGAGGCTTCGCATTTCTCTTTAAATATGGATGAAACCAATTGAGCCCACAGATCTGCAGGGAATGTATGCTTTGCTTGGCTTTTAATTTCTTTAAGAATCTCTTTTTTTTCTCTTAGCATTACTCACCACCTCCCAGCGCGCCATTCATCAACTTATGAATGCCTAAGTTAAGATTGAATACGGCGTCAGTTGCTGCTCTAGCATCGTCTACCTGCCCTGCGTGAAACACCTCTGTACCGCAAACGACTGTAGCCTCGTTAGGTAATTCGCCGCTTTCTATCTGATCTGCAATGTTACGAAGGGTTTGAGCGGCATCTGTGTTAGGTTTTATAGGCACAACTTTTCGGCTTTGCTCTTCGCTATCTGCGCTTTTAGCAAGATGCATAAACTTGTCTTTGTCATAATCCAAGTCCGGAGGGATAAGACTGCGAATAGAGTTCTTATCCCAAGCTTGAATATCAAAAAGCATTTTCTCTGCCTGATCAGACTTGCTAAAAGAACCTATAACAAACGCACAACCTCCATTGCCAGTTAGTTCGAATACGCAATACCCGCATCGCACTATAGAAAACTGGACAACCAAATTATCAACTTTCATCACGAAGCCCTCATCGCCACTAAGCGATTATCCCAAGCGAAATGATCCTCATCTGCTACATCATCCTTAGCCATCACAAGAACCTCGGTAATTGGCGCAAGAAGCCTTTTGTCTAGATCATCCAGCTGCTTAATGGCTTTATCCCACACACGGCTTTGATTGCGAGCCCATCTGCGAGTATCTATATCGATACCATGCCAGTCTTGAAGCCAAGTTTTGATCTTGCGAGGAGTGTTCAGAACGCATGCTTCATTAGGGCGTTGCCATGCAAGCTCACGGTAACGATGAAGAGAACAGCGGATTAGATACCACTCCTCAGACTCTTCATCATCAACACCCGATAGCACAGCGATCATCTTCCAGATTGCATTCTCTGCACCTGGAGGAATAAAGCTCTCTGGCGCGTATAGCCAATGACCAAGCATTTGAAGTGGCGGCGGCAACGTAGAAATTGCAGACTGGACTAAACCAGCCTGCGCTTGATGAACTGCCACCATACAAGTATTAATTTTGCTAGTTTGCTGAATGTAAGTGCCTAACTTGCACTGTTCTTCAAACATTTCTGCTTTAGATTGCCCTCCTGCATAAAAGCAGTCATGCCAAGCCTGTCTTGCTGAAATCAACTTCATGAGACATTCCTCCACGGATATTCCCCTTTGAGCTGATCAACAGCCAGCCCCTCTACTTCTTCAATTTGAACCCAAACACCAGATTCAATACTTCTGTCGGTTACAGGCTCATTGATCGTGATCGATTTAACATATTCGTTTGTATCGTCTTTGATGATCTTTGCGTGAACCAGACCATCTTCGATAACCTTCACCGCATAGGCGTAGTTACTGCAATCTCTTGCTCTTGCTCGCTTACCTACAACAGGCGTAAAAGTAAGCTTTACCGGCTTTGTGAATGGTGCGATCGATAACGAGTTACACGCTTGATGCCCTTTATCTGCCTGCTTTTTACGAACAGCCCAATGAACACCGGCATAAAGACTGTTCAAGCTTGGGGCCATGTACTCAACAAAGAAGCTTTCACAGCGCAAACCGTCATGCTCTTCGGAGATAGATGCGTGACCGTCACTAAAATCAGGCGCGCTCATGCTTAGCTTGAGCTGCTGCTCTGCCTTCCCTGTAGGCTTCTTCATTGGTTTAGGCTTGCGCTTAGGTTTGTTACCACCAAGCACAGCGGTTTGCTGTACTCGGCGCGCTTTAATGGCTGCTAGTTCTTTAGGTGTTAATTCCATTTGCGCTCGCCCCGCTGTAGCTCTTTCATGCGTGATATTGCTTTTCGCTTGGAGTAAAAAAAATCGCACTTTAAAAAAGCATACGCTTCTAAGCTCATCCTTATCTTCAGCCAGTCAACCGGAGCAGCATCAATAATGCATCCCTCAACTGGGGCTGGATATCGATCTCGATTACTCCCTGTCACTTGAATGCTATGAACGTAATGATCCCACCCATGCGGCGTAGGATGATAGCAAGCTATGTATAAGGTTTGCCCAGCCTTCAGGCTTTCAGCTGCTGGGTGTAGTGGTTTAGTCATTAGAGTGCGCCTCGCATTGCTGGACCTAAAAACTCACTGGGAATCCCAAGCGCCTTTTTCTGCTCTGCTTCAATAGCCTTTCTGAGCTGCGCATAGGTGGCTTGGTTCATCTGAAGAGCATTAGCCTGAGCAAACTTAATTACCTTTCCGTCCTCTAGCACTTCCTGCCATCGAACAAACACCTTGATCTTTTGCTTTCGCACTCTGCGAGGTCCGACTTTGTTCTTAACTTCAACCAACTCAGTTCGAGTGATTCTTACAGGCTCAACAACGGATATCTGCATTCCTAGATAATTCATCACTCCACCCCCATCGCAACGCGAAGAGGTCCGAATAGATCGTTACGCTCAACAAAAGCACCTACAAAAATACCGATACTGATCAGGTAGGTTTTATTTAGCATTGGTGGCCTCCATCAGCTGCAAGAAACTTTTACACTTCTGCTCGCCGTCTTCTGGCTTGAAATACGAATATGATTGCCAGTGCCCCGGATTAGCTTGGGCTCGGTAGCATTTCTTATAGGATGGGCAGTTCTTGTTGCCGCACATTGAGATATCAGGCATTAGCTCAACTCCTTTACTGATAGAATCACCCAGCCTTCTTGTAGCCCGTAACCGCTAACCACTGCCGTTATTTCGCGAACCAGAACATCCTTTGTATAAACCAAAGGGAGCCCTTTGCTCATTTCATTGCCTGAGAATTTTGTTTTCCGGAGCTGAATAACATCACCCACTTTAAAATCACGATCATTAAAGCGGATCTCCCAATCTTTAAGACCATCTTTAGACAGCTGGAATACTTCAGGATCAGTTTTTAGATCATGCAACGCGCCACCTGGTGCAACAACACTGTCTTCGTACATAGTGATAACATCATTGGCGCTCATAACTTCACCTCCAGCAGCTCAGGGTTTTCGTGGATGTTGCCGATTACTTCATAAACCCCACAACGGCAATTAATCATCTCGTAACTTACCGGACCATGAGGCGGCTGAAGCTCAAGCAGATACATAGGCTTGTACTGATCATCCCATTTCACAACTGAAGTAATCGAACCGTCCTCGAAATGCCAAAGAACAATATCCCCCTCGTAGATCTCAGCGCCGTTCTTGTCCTTCAGGCCGGTGTATTGCATTAGTGATATGCCGGAGCTCACGGTGCTGATCTGGCTGGTAAATTTGCAGCCCTTATCGTAAATATGACCATCAAATCCAATAACCAAATCTGGCATATCACCAACAACGAGCATGCGCTTCAAATCATGATCCCAAGCCCTAAACTTAATCTCTCTTTCCATCGTCCCGTCCTCTATATTTCTCTATGCTGCTTGCTTTGCTTTATGCGCTTTAAGCAGCCGTTGTTTCATTTCCTCTTGAGCTGTGTCCGGCAGCTTTTTGAGGTAGTTCCTTCGCTGTTCTAGCGTCCAACTAGATAGCATTTCTCTTGCTAGGCAGTTGAGTAGATGTTCTTTACTGCAATCGCCTGTTTTGTTGCCTAGTTCACTACTCATCAACCTCAGCCCATGCTATTTCAGGGTCATCTACAGGCTCTTTTGTTTCATAATCTTCGTTATAGATTTGAGCAACAGCTTTCTCTTTAGCTTCTTCTTCGCTATCAGCCTCAACCCAAGTCCAAACGATAATTTTGTGCTCAGCGCACACTTTGTAACTAGCCATCACTTAACCCCCTTCACTGTTACCAAACCAAGCGCCACAAACTTTTCCCATGTTCTAATCTGAGATCGGCGCATGTAGAACTCTCTGTCTTCTTCGCTTAAACCGCTTTTAGATCGATTATCGATAGCATCATGACAACCAGAGCACCCGTAACCAGAGCTTAGGTCTGTACTCTTCTGCGCCATACCGTGTGATTCATGCGGAAAATGGCAAAGAACGACTGTTTCAGGGCTGTAGTTACATGCCCCAGCTATGTTTAGAGAGCAGCTCTGGCCGTTGGCGCTATCGCGTAGTGCTTTAGAGCGGATCATTCACATAACCCATACGCAGAAGAGCACTGCTTTCCGTTATCGGAGGCTGCTATCAAGTCATACTGCCTACCCCCTCTAGCCGTCTTTGACCACTCTACCGCTGTATCTAGCGTTGTTCCCATTGGGTTACCTGGAGCCGTGTTTGGAGCAAAAAAAGTAGAAGCACTTCTTTTGCTTGCAAGTCCTACAATTCGTTCCCACTCCTTTACTCTTTCTATCTCTTCAGGAAACCGTAGCGCTATTTCTCGTAACTCAGCTTTATTGCAGTTAATACATGGCATACAGCCAACGCGCCCCATTCCCTGCTCATAGAGGGGATTCCACTTAACTTTATGCTTACGGTGAAACTCAAAAACCTGTTCTGCAGTCCAGCAAAGAATAGGGCGATAATTAATTACGCCGTTATCTGCCTCATCACTTTCAGGTAGGTTTGCTCTAGCCATAGATTCGTCAGCTCTTACCCCTTGCCAGCTGATAATATCCTGCGTATCTACGGCATTAAGAAGAGGCTCAAAAACCTGCTGTTGGATCGGAAACACCTTAAGCTCTTGAGTGCAGAACCTAGCTCTAGTTGAAGGAAACCGGCCCTTCCAGAGGCACAAATCAAGAAACGGGTTTCCTGTTGGCTTAAGAACCGATAGAGCAGCCTCGATTATCGACTCATCAATCCCTTCATTTCTCCACTTGCCACAAACAACATCGCGCTTATGCTCTATCCGCGCAGAAAAGTCGGGTTTGATGCGTTCTATTTTTACCCCAGTTTCAACAGCTAAATATTCTAAGTAGTCATAAGTGGCTGCGTGCTCGTGCCCTGTATCTGCAAACACCGCTCGCAGGCTTTCTATTTTCCGCTCTAAAGCAAGAAGCAATGTTGCTGTAGAGTCTTTTCCTCCAGATACACTGATAATATTGTGTGTAATCACGACTCAAACTCCAGCATCTGGTTAAGGATCTGCTCTACTTCGTCATAGCTCATATCTGTTTTGCTAAGAACCATCTTCCAAAGCACGTTAAATACCGACTTATAGAGTTCTTGAAACTCCTGATCATCCATCTTTGAAAAGCTAATGCTCTTAGCCTCAACCTGAACGGATCCATCAATGCGATAATAAGAAACGTAATGACCCGCTATGATCGTTACGTCTTTACGGAATTGGTTGAAGTTTTTCTCTGGTGTAATTTCATAAGAGTTATGAGTTTTAGAGAAGTCATTCAGCCACGCTTGCAGATTCGGCCTTAGATTCGGGCTTTGGTCTGCGATAAAGCGAGCAAACTTACGAACACTCTTAAAGTTTTTATCTTCAACAATCGTGATTGCGCTTGGTTCCCAGTAATCGAAAGCAAAGTTAAGCAACGCAAAGAAGCGCTTATGAAAAATATAATTACGAGGCTGTGAGATAGTCGCCTCTACCATCCGGCCCGGCTTTAATTTCTGGATCCATTCAATATCTGAAGCCTTCATTGGAATAAGGGTGTTTCCCTGCCCTTTTACTAGCGCAAGTTCAGCGGCCATTACCCTGCCCCTTCAGATAGGAAAGAAAGACCTTCTTTCGTCCACGGCGCATAAAGCGGGTGAGCATATTTGTGATTGCTGTCTTTCTGAGCTCGCAATTTTGCGCGCTGTTCATTCCGTTCCTTGTTCATAGGCTCTGCCGCTATCGCTTCTTCAAGGGTTTTACCTTCAAATGCGACAAGTAAAGCTCTCTTGATAGTGAATCGACTACTCTTAACGCCGGTAGCTCCAAGCCCCATTTGCAACGCATTAACCGATTTGCCTTTATTCTCAGCCTGTTTGACGTACTCCACAGCTTCTTGAAGGTTATCCAGGTAACGTTCTTCTGCTGTTTTTAATGTGTCAGTCATAATGCACCTCACCAATCCGTATCTTTGATATCCATCACAGCTGCAGACACTTCCTGCCTAGCTGACTGCTTTGGAGATTTGGTAGCAACTGGATCCGCAACCGAAATTAGCCAGTCTTCTGCGAAATGCTCATCTGGACCGAAGAACGTAGCCATCTGCTGGACCTTGTCTGTATTCAAAAGAGATTTGGTTCGACAGAATTGGGAGTATCGTTTCATCCCCTCTGCCAGTTCTCTCCACGTTGCGCCTTGCTTTAGTCGAGCGTTACACGCATGAAAAGCTTTACGCTTAGGGTTTGAACCTTCACGTTGCGGTTTGTATTTCCAGATCCACTCAAACTCTTCAGGGTAATCAAAAGAAGATTTCTTAAACGGGGTTTCATCGACAGATGAACCATAAGATACGTTAGTATCTTTATTAGTCTTTACTTCTTGTATAGTGGGGAGTGACTTGGGGATTGTGTCGGGTTTTGTGTTGGGGAGATATTCGCTAGAGCCCCCGTCTTTGCTGGTCTTGGCTTGGGGAATGACTTGGGGAGTAGCTTGGGGAATGGCTTGGGGAGCTTTTTGCTCTTTTTCGCCCTGATATTTACCCCAATTTACTATCGTGTAAATACTCCCTTTTCGAGTTGATTTAACACTGAGCATATCTTCTTTCTTGAAGAAATTAAGAGCACCACGAACCATGTCTGAAGTGACAATAACTAACTTCTGATCAAAGCATTCCTTAAGAATTTTATTGCGGCCTGAGATTAATTGACCCGGCATTAGCACTACAGTCGCAGCGCCTAGCTTGGTCTGATACTTCTTGTGAGTGGCGTTAAGAAGTAAGTGTTCCCATATAACGCGCTTAACTGGGCATTTAGCCCAGCGCTCACTCTCTAGCTGACGATGCAGCTTTATGTAACCGCTATCAGCTTCAGTATTCACAACCTGCTTCCCCTCTGGAAACTGTATTACTTTGGCTGCTACTGTCATACAGTCCCTCTCTTACGCTTCGCAGCGTTAGTTAAATCACAAGAACTCAGCGAACTATTAGAACTCACCGCTTTCTTGCAGTAATTACAAGTAAACATCTATACTTACCTCAGTTAAGTTGACCCGCAGAGGCTCGTCCAAGCCGTTGAAGCGGGTTTTTCTTTGCTAAGTGGTTTCGTCCACGCCTTGCTGATAAAACGATTCGTCCCGTTCGTCAGCGCTCAGATAGTCCAATCTGAGAATAGGCCCCTGCATCATGTGTCCAGCAAGTTGCAGGGGCCGACTTTCTTTAAATTAATACATACCCATCTTCAAAAGCATCAGCAGGCGAATAAGACTTATAGCCACCTGGATATAAAACGTAATACCCGCCATTTTCAGGTTGATGCTTACTAACGTAATCCGCTTCGACATCAAACGGCGAGAAGTCATCCTCTTCCGGCGTGATAGTTGCACCACCTGCCGGTTTGATATAAATATTTTTAATCTTTAGAGCCCATACGCTTTTATGACACTTATATTTCGGCATTTCTTGTGAGTTCATAATTCGTCCCGTTCTGAATTAGTAAGTGCTGTGATGGTCGGTACTGATTCCCGACTGAACTATTGCCAGTGTTAGTTGCCACCTCATAAGAGGGATAAGCGTTAATATTTTCACTGGTTTTCTCTTTGGCTGTACTCTGCTTACCGGATATTTATGCAACTTGTCTTACAGCAGAGCTTCTTCTACAACCATTCAGGGCCGCTAACCCTTGCGCAGCAGTAGCGCGCTTCATCACAACCTAAAGCAGACTGGCGGTAGAAATCGAATCTACTGTCCTAAGTCTTAATTCCCCACCTGGGGAGGTATAAATACCAAGGGACTCGAACCCTTTACGTTCACCAAGAACCAATCTGCTTTAGCGTTATGGACTCCTTACGGGAGTCAATCGGCTTTACTGTGTGCTCAGCAGGGGGATAAAAGTTAAACGTAACTTCGCCAACCGACTTCAAAGCTCAACGCCAAGGCATTATCAGTTAGCTTTGCGCCATCACCATTAGGCTCCAGTTCTGTTTTTGCGAACATTACCGGCGCATTATTAGAACCACCGCCAATCGCCACTGCTTCCAGTGACTGCAACGGTTGCGATTCATGTACCGCGATAACATCAGCAGACAAACCAATATTCTCAGACTGAAGCAGACAAGCCGCCTCATGTTGAACAGTCGCAATCTGGACTTGATCCATAGCAACCGCAGGTACGGTAAAGCAGGCAGTCATAGCCAGCGTAATACCAAGCAATAAGCGTTTTGTTCTCATGCTCTATTCCTGTGTTAGTTGAATTTCTTCGTTATTTTCAAACCGGAGCTAAACTCCGTCACCCACAAAGCCCCAATAAAGGGGCTTAGAACTCTCCCATTTCGTTCACTGGCGGGAGCTCTCCAGCATCAAAGGATTCACACCCTTGAACTTACTGTTTATTCATTTCAATGCGCTTTTACGTTCCAGCGGCAACCGGATTAACGGGGGTCGGAGGGCTGCAATGACAGCACATCCCACTAACATCAAAACATTGCGAACAGTCACGCGGTGCCTCTACTCAGGCTTTATTGTTCGTTAATTTTTTAAAACTCACTCAACGAATGAGCTTTAAAAAGGCCCCTCGGATTAAAGGGGCAAGCTGCATCATCACAAGAGCCATCAAGTGAATTAGTGAACTCGGCTTTCTGCGCTCTGCACAACACGCATAAACATTGCAATCTGATCTTCCGAACTATTAGTTCCACTGGAACCCTCGTCTAACGGAAGAATCTGAGATAACTTTTCCATATGCTTCTTCTGAACTTCTAAATCGCTACAAACCAAATAGCGCAAGTATGGGGACAACGATGTGAAGCCAGCTTCAAGAGCGATTTGCATAATGTCTTCAGCTTCTTTATCAGTAAGATGAACGGTTTTAGTCGCTGTTTTTTTCTCAGCTGTGTGGAAGCGTGTAGTTTTCATAGTCAGATCCTTTGCTATGCTGCTTTATGAGATTGGGCTTCAGAAGGATAAATATCAGGTCTTAATTTCTGGCGAGAAACTTTGCCATTTGTTGCTTTTTCAATCTCGATAACTCGTTTTACAGGAACGGTGCCAGAAGCTTCCCATTGCTGAACGGCTTGCGGGGTAACCCCTAACTCTTCAGCTAAGGCGGTCTGGCTTCCTAGTATTTTGATAGCTCTTTTAATTGCGCTCATGGCGTTACCTGTAATGCTTAATATTTATTTACAAGTAAAACTTTAAACAAGACGCAAACTAATTGCAAGTTTTTCTTAAAATGCTTATTACAAGCACACCTTGTAGAATTGTTTTTATGGATACGATCGGATCACGCATACAAACCCGAGTTGGTGAGCTTGGACTAAACCTCTCTGAATTGGCGCGCCGCCTTGGCGTTACACCTCAATCAGTTCAGCAGTGGGTCAACGACAGAACATCGCCTCGCGGCAAGCGCTTAGAAGCTCTTGAGCGAGAGCTTATATGCTCAAAAGAGTGGCTATTATTTGGAAGTGCTACCGATACAGCTCTAGGTGCGGAAAGCCAATCGCTTATTAATATTCCTGTATTAGATGTAGAGCTGGCAGCTGGGAACGGCACCAGTATAGATACCGAAAGCGTGAAAGACTGGGTTCAAATCCCTCAAGACTTCTTGTGGTCTGGAATAAATAAAAATTCGTTAGTTGTAGTGTCTGTTTGCGGGGATTCTATGCTCCCTCGCCTGCACGATAAAGATCAGCTGCTTATTGATACCTCAGACAAGAAGCCAATAAGCGGCAAGGTCTACGCTATCGCAACGGATGATGAATTAAGAGTAAAACGCCTTCATAAGCGGACAGATGGTAGTTGGATTATCAGTTCCGACAATAAAGGCGATCCAAGCTATCAGGACGAAATAATTTCTCACAATAACTTTGAAAGACTTCGCATTATTGGGCGAGCGGTTAAAGTTTTGATGGGTGATATTTAAACAAGGACTCAAGGATGAAGAAGCTTAATAAGAACCATTTTTTGCTTATCAATGGTTTTCTTGCGGGTATAATTGCTACATCTGCATTCTTTTATTTTAGCAAGCACGACTCATACGAAGAGTGCGTTATGGATAAGATAACAGAGACCCAATCCGATCAAGCTGCACGAATGCTTCATGTTGTATGCAAGAAGCTTGCAGGTATGCCTAAATATAACTTCTCAACTGCCGTTAACCCATTCCAAAAGCCCGCAAGGTATGTTTTTGAGGACTAGAAGCACCATCCTTCCCTAGCCCCTCCATCATACGGTCTGGCGTGCCCCTCTATGACCAAAAGCCGCGCAAGGTCTTTGCCATCTACTCTAACTCTTGCCAGTAGCCTGAAATACTTACCTCTCTCTATATCTAGCAATTCTATCCGATCTGCATTACCCAACAGCTTCCGCACATAGTCTCGGGCAGCTTTAGCCTGCGCTTTTTCATTTGCGCATTTCCCGCGAATCTCAGGAGCATCAACACTTTTAACTCTTATCGGCATATTTAACCCAATAGGATCAGGCCAATTATGAATATCCACCCTAAATGTATCAGCATCATAAACACTAACCACCCTTTCAACTGTCGCCACTTGTGATACTGAAGCCATCAACCCCAGCACTAAGCATCCTGCTTTTAGCATCAAAAAATCCTTTATTTATTGCCAGCTAATCACAGCCTAACCGAATCAATATATATTTCATTACAAGAAAGACTTGCAAGATTAAAGTTTAACTTGTAATCTTAATTGCAAGTTAAAACTGTAATAGGTAGCAAAGTGCAAGAAAAAGCTTACGCAATGATAGCTCTTTTAATGCCTACGGCGTTTCTAATTTTTACCGTACTTGAGATAGCAAACAGTTAAGGAGCGGGACGATGACTACAGCAGGATTAAATCAATACATGGAAGGAATGATGCTTCAGCATTTTGGAGCTAAGAAGGTGGGCGGCCTAAATCAGGAAGATTTTGATTTAGTCACTAACGCAGCCTTAAGCCTTGCATTCAATACTGGCGAGGTCTTTCTGAACAGTAAGCTCTTGAGCATTCAGGATTGCCAGAGGGAGATCTACTGGATTGAGCAGTCTGATTTAGATATCGCAAGCGAAACAAGCGGCTACCTATCTGATGAAGAGCGCGAAGTATTAGCTATCGAGTGCTCACCTGAACACGTCATTTTAGAGTTAGAAAAAGCAATGGCTTATTGTTTCTCTAAAACAAATATTGAGCGCCTTCAGGTGCTTAATTCTTTGGCTACAAAGTGCGCCATCATCCGCAAACTTTCTCTTAACCTCGAAGAGCTTAAAGCTTCAGCTTTAGAAGCTAACGCTCTTCAAGCAGCGGGGTTTTAATCATGACTACTGATCAACTTAAAGGCCTAGCAGAAACCATGAGAGACATGACCAAGCTTGGCGAAACTCCAGCAAGCAATAAAGACCTTTGGTTTAAAGCAGTTTCTCCGAAGGTTGTTCTTGAGCTAGTTCAGCGCATTGAGCAATTAGAAGCTCAGCAAGCACAAAAGGCGGCTTAGTTATGGATATTTTTGAGGCGCTTAAAGAAAAGCCGGTTCACGAAGTAATTGGGCTGGCTGCAAAGCAAGGTAAGTGCCTTCGATATATCCGCCGCAAGCGCACAGCACAGATTATCCATATTGGAGCCAAAGTCTACGGGGATGTAGCAAGGCTTCAATAGAGCGAGTGAACGGGAGATCTCACGCTCAAATTCATTAAGTAAGGACGGGAATAAAATGAGTCAACAATTAGCAGCATGGAAAGAACAAAACCCTGCCATGGCAGAAAGAGGAATAGATGAATCTACATGGAATGCTCTGTGTAGCACGATCTATCCCGGCGCTAAGTCTGAGTCAATTGTCATGGCAATTGATTATTGTCACGCAAGAAAATTGGACATTATGCTTAAGCCTGTCCATTTGGTGCCAATGCAAGTAAAGGACGCACACACAGGTAAAAAAGAATTCCGTGATGTGCCAATGCCAGGTATTGGCCTTTATCGTATTCAAGCTGACAGATCAGGCAATTACGCTGGCGCTGACGAGCCTGAATTCGGCCCAACTGTAGATGCAGAATTTGAAGACGCATATACGCCCGGCAAGAAAATTGCTATCCGCTATCCAGAGTGGTGCAAATACACTGTATATAAAATAGTTGGCGGTGAACGCGTTTCTTATAAAGCCACGGAATATTGGCTTGAGAACTACGCAACTCAGAAAGCCGCATCAGAAGCCCCAAACGCAATGTGGAAGAAGCGCCCATTCGCGCAGCTAGCAAAGTGCGCTGAAGCTCAAGCTTTGCGCAAGGCTTGGCCTGAAATTGGGGCAGAGCCTACCGCTGAGGAAATGGCAGGTAAAGAGTTTGATTCGGACATGAATCTAAGTGGCTCCTCTTCTGCAGATTCAACTTCAATTATTGAAGTATACCCAGATAAGCGCTTTGAAAAATCATTCCCTCAATGGGAGCAGTCCATCAAGTCAGGTAATAAAACCGCTACCCAAATAATCGACTTTGTTAAAAGAAAAGGTTCTTACCTTAGCGATTCTCAAATTGAACAACTAAACAGCATAGGTGAATAACATGAAGCTTCTAAACTTAGTACAAGGTTCTGATGAGTGGCTTGACGCTCGATTAAATTGTCTTTGCGCAAGCGAAGCTCCTGTAATGATGGGTGCGTCAAACTTCATGAGCCGCAACCAGCTACTTGATTTAAAGAAAGGCTGGCAATCAAACCCTGTAGATTCATTTAAGCAACGCTTATTTGATAAAGGCCATGAGCACGAAGAGTCGGCCAGAACCCTACTAGAATTGGACCTGCTAGAAGATGTACCGGGAAAGGTTGGCCTAGTAGTTATTGATGGCTTAGAAATCTTAGCCTCATTTGATGGCTACGGTGAGTTCGGCTACATCTGGGAGCATAAGGACTGGAATGAAGTGCTTGCGGAGAACGTCCGTAATAGCGTCCTTGAAGCTAAGTATTACTGGCAGTTGGAGCAGCAAATGCTAGTAGCTGATGCGACAGAAGTTCATTTTATGGTTTCTGATGGCACTGCTACGAAACGTGAAAGCATGATTTACCATTCAGTTCCTGAGCGTAGAGAGCAGCTTATAGCTGGTTGGAAGCAGTTTATAGTTGATCTTGAGTTTCATGAGCTAGAAGCGAAAAAAGAAAAAGTTGTGGCTAAGCAGCAGGCTAAATTCCCTTCTATCGAATGTAAAGTCGAAGGCTCAGTAGTTATTTCAAATCTAGGCGACTACATTCCAACTATCCAAAATCTTGCAGATGAGCAGATGAGCATCGTGCTTGAGTCGGACCAAGATTTTGCTGATAAAGAGTCTTTCAATAAATCAGTAAAAGAAGGCCGAGCATCCTTAAAAGCAAAAGCGGGTGCAATAGAAACTGCATTTGAAAGCTTGGCTGAATTCAATGGCTACGTTAAACAAGCAGACTCTATTCTTCAGAAGCTTCAATCTCATGGCGAGGGGCAGGTAAAAAAAGCTAAAGCTGATAAGAAGCTTGCCATCACCACTAATGCGCAAGCAGCCATTCAGAACCACCTTGTAGAGCTAAGCAAATCAATAAACGGAATCATAGTTTCTGATATCTCAGCTAACTGGGACGCAATAATTAAAGGCAAGCGTAGCTTTGAAAAAATGCAAGAAGCTGTTGATGTCGAAGTGGCTAATCTAAAAATCAAGGCCAACGAAATATCCACGACCATTCGTAAAAACCTCGACAGCCTCACCGAGCTGGCAAGCGATCATAAGTTTTTATTCTCCGATCATGCAGAGCTTGTGCTTAAAGATAACGATGACCTTATCAACCTTATAAAAATGCGTATAGCTGAGCATGAAAAGGCTGAAATTGAACGCCAAGAGAAAGAGCGCCAGCGCATTCAAGCTGAAGCTGATGCCAAAGCAAAACGTGAAGCAGAAGCCAAGCTGGAACAAGAGCGCGAGCAGATCCGCTTAGAGGAGCAGGCTCGCATTCGTAAAGAGCAGGAAAATGCAGCATTAGCGGCAAAAGCCGAAATCCAACCCGCCCAGCAAGCAGAGCCTGTATCACCTATTCAACAGCCGGTTCAGCAAGAAGCACAAACGGCATCACCTCGCTTTTCAGCCCCTACCCGGAAAGCAGCGGAAGCAATGGTTTCTATTACCAACACCGAATACATGGAGCTTAAGCAGGCTCGAGACATGCTAGAAGCTCTACAGGCTCACGGTGTTGATAACTGGAGCGGTTACAGCGATGCGATTAGCTCTCTAGGTAAAGCAGCTTAATTTTATTAACCCAAAAAACTGGACATAAAAATGAAAACAATACTTTTTTACGACACTGAAACTACCGGCTTACCTGTATGGAAAGAGCCATCTGATAGCGAAGCTCAACCTCACCTAGTTCAATTGGGTGCTGTTCTAGCCAACGCTGAAACCAAGGAGGTTATCTCTACGCTAGATGTCATTATCAAGCCCGAAGGCTGGGAGATTCCTGAAGAGGTTAGCGCTATTCATGGCATCACCACAGAGCATGCACAAGCGGTTGGCGTTCCTGAGCATCTGGCATTTGAAATGCTTATTGCCATGGCTGGCGATGCTGAGCGAGTGGCTTACAACAAGACATTCGACCAGCGAATTATTCGTATTGCCGCGAAGCGCTACAGCACTGAAGAGGTTCAGGAAAAATGGGCCGTAAAAGATGATCATCACTGCTCAATGCGTATGGCTCAATCTATTATCGGCGGCAAAAATCCAAAGCTTATCGATGCTTATCAGCACTTCACTGGCAAAGATCTAGAAAACGCACATTCAGCAATGGCAGATACGCTTGCCTGCATGGAAGTGTACTGGGCAGTGCTCGCTTTGGACGAAGCAGCCTAAACCGCACCACCCTCTCAATTGGACGAAAGACAGGACGAAACGATGAACGATACACCTAAGCAAGTAGATGCAGAAGAAGTAGAGCAAGCCCTTATAGAAGCAATGGTGGAGCTACCTGAAGACGATATTCTGGTGACTTCATGCCACACAATGCAAGCGGATTTAATGGGCACCATCACCAGCATGATGAAAGCAATGCCTGATGTTTGGCAGAAAATGAGTGAAGAAACTCAACAAGACTTCATAGATTCAATCGACAAGCAGACAGCCGAGCTAGTTGAAAAGTGCGTAAAAATGATTGCAGCCGACAATCGAAGCTATGTAGAGGCCAAAGTAGAGCAAGTTGTATTTAAAGGTGCTATTGAGGCCAAGCTTAAAGTATTTGGGGGAGCATCTTCAGGTGCCCATGACTTAGCAGACGCTACAGGTCAGCAGGTCATGATTCTTCTTCCTGAAATGGAACAATATGAATCTAGTGACGATATGAAGCCCTCGGCACAGCCTGATCAGGCCGACATTATCGATGATAACGATGAGTTGCTATATGACGATGTAGTTGGGTTTGTGCGAGAAGCGCAATCAACATCCATAACAGCAATCCAGCGAAAATTTAAGATTGGTTACAACCGCGCCGAGCGCTTGATGGATATGCTTGAAAGTAATGGTGTTGTATCTGAACTTTCGCCTGAAGGTAAGCGCACCGTATTAGAAACCGAAGAAGCCGCTTAATGGCTTGCGCCACTTGTGACAAAGACGGGTTATGCACCTCGGGGTGCATTTCCCGTACTAGGAAGGTAAAGAGATAATGAACGCCATAAACGCACACTTCAGAACACAGTACGGCTTGCCTCTTGATGAATTCGATCACGAAATAAATGTCGATATCTTTGCAGGCGGTGGCGGTGCGAGCACAGGTATAGAGATTGGTTTAGAAAGACCTGTTCATCTTGCTATTAACCACAATTCTGCAGCTATTAGCATGCACGAAGCAAATCACCCGGGCTGCTTGCATTTGCAAACCGATGTATGGGAAGTGGATCCAGTTGAAGTTCTTAAGGGTCGAAATATAGGGTGGTTCCATGCTTCGCCTGATTGCACTCACCACAGCCAAGCAGCAGGCGGACAGCCTCGCAAAAAAGAAATACGTAACCTCTCATGGGTCGTTAATAAGTGGGCGGGAATTGGGAAGCCTCGAGTAATCAGCCTTGAAAACGTGAAGCAGATTCGCCAATGGGGTCCGCTCATTGCTAAGCGCTGCAAGAATACAGGCCGGGTAGTAACGCTAGAGGTTGTTGAATGCCCTATTACAGGAAAGAAGTCTAACCGTGTTGCTGAACCTGGTGAAAGCGTGCCGCGCAATAATCAGCACTTAGTACCCGACCCAAAGCGTAGAGGGCAAACGTGGAATAGATTCATCAGCACCCTTGAGGAGCTAGGCTATACAGTTGAGCACCGTTTATTAAAAGCCTGTGACTTTGGCGCCCCGACAAGTAGAGAGCGCTTATTTCTTATTGCTCGCTGCGATGGTCAGCCTATCGAATGGCCTGCCCCAACTCATGCAGCTAAGCCATCTAAAACAAAGAAAGCATACAGAACCGCCTCTGAATGTATTGATTGGAGCATTCCGGGAAACAGTATATTCGGTAGAAAAAAGCCTCTAGCTGATGCAACCATGAAGCGTATAGCTAAAGGGGTTAAGCGTGAAGTTTTAGACAGAAACGAGCCTTTTATCGTACCCATTGCGAACTGGAGCCAAGAAAGCATTCATGCTGTCGATAGACCGCTAAATACTATCACCGCTTGGCCCAAAGGTGGCGCGTTCTCCATTGTTGCTCCGGTGCTCACTCCTTTCTATGGTGGCGAGCAAAAAGGCAACAGAGCTCATTCTATTGGTGATCCGCTGCGCACACAGACAACAGAAAATAGATTCGCGCTTGCAACCGCATTTCTAGCTCAAGCTAATGGCGGTTTTAATACTACGCACTCAAAATCTATGGATGATCCTGTAACAACTATTACCAATACCGGTAGTCAGCAGCAGCTTATTACAGCTTTCTTGTCTCGCCAGTTCAGCTCAAGTACGGGTCAGGCAGTTGATAAGCCTGCACCAACCATCATGACTAAAGGTTGCGGTAAGACGGCATTAATGGAATTAAAGCTTTCCCGTGAAGTTGAGGAGAACGCCCTGCGGTGTGCTGCTTTTCTAATTCGCTACTACGGTACCGGTACAAATGCAGACAGTCTTGATAAGCCAGTAAACACCATTACAACCAAAGATCGGCTTGCTCTTGTTACTGTGTTTATCAAAGGCACCCCCTATGTGATTGTCGATATTCAGATGAGAATGCTACAGCCGCATGAGCTTTACGCTGCGCAGGGCTTCCCGCCAAACTACATCATCAATCACGGGCATGACGGGCGAAAGTTCACAAAGACTCAGCAGGTCTTTATGTGCGGCAACAGTGTAAGCCCTCCCCCAATGGCGGCAATTGCTCGGGCTAACAACCCATATAAAATTCAAAGAGAGGCTTTGGCAGCATGAACCCTCAATACTGGGACTGGCGCGCAGTAAGCCGCCGATGGAATAGGAAGAAACGGAATGCCTAAATTCGACCTAGAAGAACTACAGAAATACGCCCACGGCCTAGAAGATTCTTATGATGAGCGATATGCGGATGGGTTCTGGGAAGGTGTGATTAAGGTTGCTCAGCTTAGTGGTGATGATGAACTTTTAAAGTTCGCTCTAGAAAGATCAGATCGACTTTGCCCGTAACCTATTAAGCGCCTTGTTATTTGGCGCGGGAGATATGAAATGAAGAAAAAGCCAGTTGGCTATATAGCGATTTGCCAGTGCGGAAGGGTTGTTGGCGCAATGGATCTCAAGAACACCGATAGAATAGATGCAGGGAAAATACTAGGACAATGGGTTTCTGAAGGATGCACCTTAGAACCCAAATTTGATTATAGCTGGACGGCAACAGTATCAGCATGTGGGTGCGACTAAATGGGGTTAATGATTTTATTTTGCATTGCAGTTTTCTTTACTCACTCAGGGATTTGCTGGGAGAAAAGAAAGCATGTTGTGCTTACAAAAAACAGCCTAACAGCTCTAGCCGCCGCAGAATTTTTAATAGGAATCTACTTTGTAGTGGCTGCTTTCGGGCACTACTCCAAATAACTCAAAGATAAAATGGGCGAGCATAGCGAGGCTCGGATATGATTAGATTATTATGAGGATGCGACATGAAAAGAGAATACACAAAAGGAAGTGCTTACATGAGCACTAGCCATGGCCTAGTTGAATACAAAGGCCTTGATCATTATATGGGCCAAACTACGTTAATGTTTTATTCTTCGGAATATGGAATGCAGTACTGGTTACCCGCTTCGCTAAAACATCATTTTAAAGAAGAGCAGGACTCATAACGTAGTGTTATGAATCGGTTAGCACTAACTAGAAAGAATAATTATCTATTAAGGGGTTTCATCCCCTTAATGATCGGCGGACTGGACACCCGCTTAACAATAGGACGAGACTATGACTGCAAATGCTATAGCTACATTACTTCCCAAGTGGGTCAAGACGTCAAAGTACGTTGAGATCAGTGGATTTTCTAGCGAAGCGCTAAAGAAAAAACGCTTAAGCGGGATCTGGATTGAAGGGGTTCATTGGAAAACTGGACCTGATAAAAATGTTTATTACAATTGGCGTGAAATAGATGGGTGGGTTGAAAATGGCTACAAGCAAGCTGCCAACGGGCATTGAGTTAAGAGGGGATACCCTACGTTTAGTTTTCACCTATCGCGGCCAGCGGTGCCGCGAATCCCTTAAAGGGATGAAACCAACCAAAGCAAATATCAAATTTGCATCTAATAAGCGCGCATCAATACTTCACGAAATAGCGACAGGCGTGTTTGATTACGCCTCTCACTTTCCTGACTCAAAAAAAGCCGCATTATTCTCTGGCCCTTCTGCTATTAAAAGAACAGTAACGGAAGGAGTGGACCATTGGCTCTCTGTAAAAAAAGAAACCACAGCCAAGAGCACTTATGACAATTACAAATCAAAAGCAAATAAACACATCAAACCCGGTTTTGAAGACCGTTTTATCCATGAGATTACAAAAAGCGATATAGAGCGATGGATATCACTCGAACTAAGCAGTCTTAAGAATAAAACTCTTAATGAGATCATGATTATCATGAGAGGAGTTTTTTCGGACGCTAAAGCCGACCGGGTTATTACAGAGAACCCAACTGAATACATTGGCAACCGCACAGTAAGCAAACAAGAGCCTGATCCCTTCACGAAAAAAGAGATCGCAAAAATACTAAGCACCAAGACGCATCGAACCCAAGAAATTTTAATGATGCAATTTGCATTCTGGACAGGTGTTCGTGTGTCAGAGTTAATTGCGTTTGGCTGGGATGATGTTGACTTGGATCGTGGAGTTATCAAAGTAAAAAGGGGGAATGTGAAGGGGTATTACAAAATACCAAAAACCAAAGGCTCTATTCGTGACATTGAATTACTCAAGCCTGCTATTGATGCTCTCATAAATCAGAAGAAAAACACCTTCGCCCTTCCTCCGCTCGAGCTGGATGTAACGCAAGCAGACAATAGAACAATCAGAAAAGAACGATGGAGGCCTATCTGGAGGAACTCAAATACAGGCCAGCCCCATGCGAGTGATGGAACAGTTCGCGAACGATTCTGGAGTAATCATTTAATTAAAGCAGGGGTGAGATATAGAGGCCCAAATCATGCGAGACATACGTTTGCATCACAGCTTCTGTCTACTGGCGTAATATCTAAAGATTGGATTGCGAAACAAATGGGACATACAAGCACGAAGATGCTAGATGATCATTATGCTAAATGGATACCGGAAGATGCGCCGCCAATGGCAGACATGGTGAATAAAATATTTGGCTTTTCCAGTAAAGAAAATACTGAAAATGCCCCATCTACGCCCCAAGAAATCAAAGCAGGCTTCTAACCTGTTGTTTTATAAAGGAATAAATGGCGGTCAGGGAGGGATTCGAACCCTCGATACCTTGCGGTATACACACTTTCCAGGCGTGCTCCTTCGGCCACTCGGACACCTGACCATCCTGCAATTGGTGAGCTGTGAAAGCTCCTTACCAACGCGGCGCGAATTGTATCACAGCCGAGTCGATCCGCAAGGTATTTCAAAAAAAACAGCACCCTATAGAGTAATATAAGTAGTACCAAGCAGATGACTTACTAAATGAATGGCTTTTCTACTTGCTAGCAACCGAACATAAAGTAAACTAGGCACTCACAAAAATTATAAAAAACCATATAAAGTATAAATTTCAGATAATGCGACCCGTCAAAAACCTTAAAAGCGCTCTGTTTCGCTCCCTGTATCGATCTTCTTTTATCAGCACAGCGTTTGCTGTTTTAGTTGTTCTATTACTCATTTTTTTATCGATTGAAAAAGATCTTCGCCAAGAAGGGCAATACCTCGGACAACTTGTTTTTAAAGAGCTTAGAGGGGCGATGAATCGAGGCGCTAGTTACGAAGAAATAAACAACCTCATTGATGAGTTAAACCACGACGCCCCCGGGATCACTTATTCAATGTACCGCGGTGAGGCCATCGAGAAGCAGTTTGGTAAAGGGCGCAAGTTAACGCCGGAAATCAAAGAGCATATAGCAGGAACTGATGACGCTACACAGATAGAGTCAATAGAGCAGATCCATTACTACCGCGCTATAAAATTTGAAAACGAATGCCTTCAATGCCATC